GGAGAGCCGGAGCAGATACTTGATCTGGATCTGAAATGTAACTTTCAGGACCGAGCTAAGACAATCCTGACGGCGGAAAAAAAACTGATCCAGATCACTGGCACGGCCATGTTTCCGGGTGATATTGCACCGAACTTTCCGATACTCAGCGGCGGTACGGTGACCGTGTTCGGCCAGGAACGTCGGATCGAACAGGGAATGAAGGCCAGGAATCCAGATGGGACGGTTAATTACAGCCAGCTGGAGGTGATCTAATGCAGGTTAAGTCATCGGTAAAAATGAATTTTCCACGAATTAAGCAGCTTACCCAGGCGGCAGTCACCGCGCTGGAAATGACGGCGGAAGCACTGCATACAGAGGTAGTACAGGCGCAGGTTATGCCATTTGACAGCGGCCATCTGGAAGAAGATGCATCGTTCGTAGATTACAGCGAGTCCAAGCATGGGAGAGCGAGACTGGTTTCCAGTACGCCATATGCCCGCCGGCTTTACTATCATCCGGAATATGATTACCAGACAGATGAGAATCCGTTTGCCGGCGGTGAGTGGTATTCGCCATGGCTGAAGGGCGGAAAGCAGGAAGACTTTGCAAAGAAAGCCTTCAAGCAATTTTATAAGAGAGTAGGTGCTGTATGATGTTGACTCTGGATAATATCCGCGGTTACATTGCAAGCCTGGGAATTGCTGACGATAACAATGTCTATATCGGTAAGCTGAACGGCAAGAAGGAACATTCAATCGGCGTGTACCATAGAAAAGACAGCGGGCCGCCTGTGATGGCTCTGGGTGGCTACGAATACAGCAGCTATGATATCCGGCGCCTCTCCCTTCTGATCCACTGGGATAAGAGCGTGCAGGCATCGGAGCAGGCCGCCTATGAGTTATATGAGAAACTTAAAAATGGATCCAGCCTGTCCATAGGGGATACGCCCATTCACTGTATTATCCTTCAGGTACCCGAACCGGTTGATGTGGGGACAGATGACAAGGGCGTATACGAATATGTGATATGGCTGGATTTTGTATATGGAAAGTGAGGAACGATAAATGGCAGAAACTGCACGTGTATTTAAAGTATCTAATAATAAGTTCAAGTTTGGAACGAAGGGACTGGAAAGTGCGGACGCGGATATGATGATGCCGAAAGATTTGACCAATTTCGCGCCAACAATCGACAACACAACAGATGAGTGGTATGCAATGGACGCGGAAGGCTGGGCTAAAAGCGCCGTCGTTGGTAAGAAACTCAGTTTTTCCTTCCAGGGGAAGAGGAGCGTTGGCGATCCGGGGAATGACTATATAGCCAGTCTGTTTATGGCTATGGGCAGCGATGCAATGACAAAGTTCGAATGGGAAATGGTATCTGGTGCAAAGCTGGCGTTTGACTGTGTCATTAACGTAACGACACCAGGCGGCGGGGATACTGCGGCACTTGATGCGCTTGAATTTGAAGTAGTCTGCTATGGCAAGCCGGTTTTTACACCAGCAGCGCCCGCCGCATAAGGAGGAATAAGAGATGGCAAAAGTAATTGATATCACAGATAAGCTTACCTTTGACGGGAATCCGTCATTAATGATTAAAGGCAAAAAGCTGGAGGTCAACGCTGATGCTCCAACCATGCTTAAAGTAATGAATTTTATGACAGCGGGCGGTGTAGAGATTAATCAAATCAATGAAGCGTATGAGCTGATTTTCCCGGAAAAGTCCCGTAAGGAAATTGAAAAATTTAAATTAAACTTCGAGGATTGGACGACTGTGGTAGAAGCGGCTATGGACCTGGTAGTAGGCGAGGAAAACAGCCAGGGGGAGCAGTGACCCGTACTACGATTTGTTTGAAGACTGGAATTTGATTATTTCCAGTTTCCTGTCGCAGTACGGGCTGAGAATAAGGACAAAAGAATTTGAGTCAGTTAGTTGGGATGAGTTCAAGTCCCTTCTGGCCGGAATAGATCCGGAGACCGTGTTGGGGCGTATCGTGGCGATCCGATCAGAGACGGATAAAGATGTAATTAAGCATTTTACCACAGACCAGAAGCGGATTTACGATGAGTGGCATAAACGTCAGGCCGAGCAGATGAGCCCTCAGGCATACGGTCAGCAGATGGAATATCTGGAGCGGCAGATGGCTTTCCTGTGCGGAGGTGGTTGAGATTGAGAAGATAAAAACAGAAAGAGAAAAAGTGAGGTGCCCGTATTGCGGGTACCCTGTTAATGCAATCAGAAATCAGGACGCCAGGTGTCAGGGCGTCTTTTTTAAATGCAAAAATAAGGATTGCAAACGGGAATTTGAATTAAGAATCTAAGACGCTGTGCCGATGTGCCTGTCTTACCAGATGAGTAAAGGCAGGTGATAGTATGGCAGCTGAGAGCGTCGGACAAATTGGTCTTGACCTTACAGTAAATGATCGAAGTTTTAAGAAGCAGATGGTCGGCATTCAGGGCATGGCAAAGAAAGCGGGCGCCGCCCTGGCTGCCGCATTTGCAGTTAAAAAGATTATAGATTTCGGGGCTTCCTGTATTGAGCTGGGATCGGATCTTGCCGAGGTCCAGAACGTCGTTGACGTGACATTCCCTCGAATGTCAAAACAAGTAGATGAGTTCGCCCGGAATGCGGCAGGATCCTTCGGCCTGTCTGAAACGATGGCAAAGAAGTTCACGGGTACGTTCGGCGCTATGGCGAAGGCATTCGGGTTCAACGAGCAAGCAGCCTACGAGATGTCTACGGCCCTTACCGGTCTGGCTGGAGACGTTGCGTCGTTCTACAACATCAGCCAGGACGAAGCATACACCAAAATGAAGGCGGTGTTCACCGGAGAAACTGAGGTCTTGAAAGATCTCGGAATTGTCATGACCCAGAATGCACTCGATGCTTATGCCATGGCAAACGGATACGGTAAAGTTACGGCCAAAATGACCGAGGCTGAAAAGGTAGCATTACGGTATCAGTTCGTGACAGATCAGCTGGCCCTGGCTTCCGGGGATTTTATCCGGACGAGTGACGGCTGGGCGAATCAGGTTCGTATCCTGCAACTTCAGTTTGATAGCTTAAAGGCGACGATCGGCCAAGGGCTCATCAATGTCCTTACTCCTGTGATTAAGGTTATTAACCTTATAATCAACAAGTTGATGAGCCTGGCCAATGCTTTTAAATCCCTGACAGATATGTTTGCTGGGAAGAAATCAGGCGGAGGAGGCGCTGCGGTTGCAGCCGCCGGTATGGAAGGCGTAGCAGAATCCGCGGATAATGCAGGAACAGCCATGGGCGGAGCTGGGAGCGCTGCGAAAAAGGCCGCGAAAGATATCAAGGGAGCCACAAGTGGCATTGACGAACTCAATGTCATTCAGGCGCCAGATAGTGGTGGATCTGGTGGCGCGAGCGGCGGATATGCGGCCGACGAGTTCGATATGGGGGAAGTTGATACTTCAGCCATTGATGAGATGGATAGTAAGTATCAGGGACTCATTGATAAGGCCAGAGAGCTTTCCAGTCTGTTTAAGGGTGGATTTAATATTGCCTTCGGAGATAAAGGCGTTTTAGACAGTATTCAGCAGTCCATCACTAATATTGGGCAGAGCCTAAAAGATATATTCCTGGATCCGGCTGTCGTTTCTGCGGCAGATGAGTTTCTAAATCGGTTTGTATTTAATCTGGGTAAAGTTGCTGGTTCCACTGCAAGCATTGGTGCATCATTTGCTGATAATCTACTGGGCGGGATCAGCCTGTACTTAGAGCAGAACAAGGAACGTCTGATCGAATATATTGTAGCAATGTTTGATATCGGTTCCAGAATCTCTGAGATAAGTGGCCGATTTTCGACCGCAGTAGCTAAAATATTTGAGTCTTTCCGGAGTGACAGTGCAAAACAGATCACAGCTGACATCATCGGGATTTTTTCTGAAGGATTTATGGGTGTTACTGAACTGGCAGGCACGTTTCTGGCTGATTTACTAGACGTGCTTACTGGCCCGATTATAGATAATGCAGATTATATCAAATCAACGCTGGAAAATACATTTAGCGCGATTGAACCGGTATTTGCAACGATTAAGTCAGTGATCGAGGAAGCATTCACCAAAATAGGTAACGCATACAACGACCATGTAGCACCTATGCTCATGTCATTTAAAAAAGGATTTTCTGAAATAACAGAAAAACTTTTGGACGCTTATAATCAGTACATCCTCCCGGTAATATCAGAAATGTCCCAGAAATTCCAGGAGTTTCACGAACAATATTTAAGCCCTCTTATAGATAAGTTTCTTGATTTCACTGGAAAAGTCGCTGATGCTATAACGACGGTGTGGGAAAATTTCCTTAAGCCATTTGTTTTATGGTTTATTGGGACAATGGTTCCTATCATTGGCAATGCATTATCAGGACTGGTTGACATGTTCTTTGGCTGGTGGAAAGGAATTAGCGAGACTCTGGGCCATGTATTCGACGCGCTGGGCGGTTTGATGGATTTTATCACCGGAATCTTTACTGGAGACTGGAAAAAGGCATGGGAAGGCATTAAGACATTTTTCAGCCAAATATGGGAGGCTATGAAGAGCCTGACAAATACCCTGATGACTGCAATAAGCAATATTATAAGTACGGTGCTGGGCGTTATTAAAGGTGTATGGGAATCTATTTGGGGAAAGATTAAGGAGTTTGCTTCCGGACTCTGGAATGGTTTAAAAGACTCAGCATCAGAGATATTCAATAGCATCAAGGATAAGCTGTCTGAAATCTGGGATAGCGTAAAGTCCACGATTGAGGAAAAGTGGAATGCCATCAAAGAGTGGTTCGATGGAATCTGGCAGAAGATCAAAGATATTTTCAATCTTGACGAAATGCTGCAAGTCGGAAAGAACATCATGAACAAACTGTGGGAAGGTATGAGTAATATCTGGGAAGACGTGAAAAACTGGCTGGGCGGCATTGCAGATTTTGTAGGAAGTGTCTGGGACGGTATTGTAGATGGTGCAAAGAATCTGTTCAAGCGAGGTAAAGAAGAAGCTGAAGAAAGTGACAGTGATAGTTCCGGGCCGGGAGGCACTTCCGACTATGTTGACAGTGGCCCAGGTGTAAAGGGCCATGCAACCGGAGGCTTCCCGAAATCAGGCCAGATGTTTGTGGCCAATGAAAACGGCACCCCTGAGATGATTGGTAAGTGGGGCGGTAAAGCGGCGGTTGCCAATAACACGCAGATCACTCAGGGAATCTCTCAGGCAGTACAGGGTGGCATGAGAGCAGCCCTTACACCATTGGTTAATAGCATAAGGAGTATGACAAGCAATGCAACGCCGCGTCTGGCTATGGTGGGATCATCGAGTCCTGGCTATGAAGACACCGGGAGAATACGAGATATGGTCGATAAGGCCGTTGCAATGGCAGCCAGACCGGACGGCATGAGCGAGCAGTACTTAATCATTATGATCGATCTACTTAAGAAGATTATCGAGCTGATCGAGAACTTTGATCTGGTGGTCAACATAGATATCCGTGAGATCCGACAGAAGCTTAAGGATCTCGAAAAACGGTCAGGCTTTTCGTTTGGATAAGGAGGTGGAGACGTGGCTTTTATTACAATCAACGGTCGGGAGTTTCCGCCTCCCGACAACATGGCCGACTTAATTGTCGCCACGAACGTGAGCGATGGTAAAAATGCCCTCGGCGAGTTTATCGGGGACCGCGTCGGTAGGGATCAGTACAAGGTGGATAACCTGCAATGGTCCTATCTGGACGCAGCTACGTGGGCGGAGATGTTACAGGCGTTTTCGGAGTTCGTAGTGACGGCCCGGATCCCCGACATGGTACACGATGGCTGGATTACAATCCAGATGTACCCGGGCAACCGGACCGGTACGCCGTGTGAATATGACAGTGACGGCCGGCCCACCCGGTATAAGGTGTGCAAGGTCAATCTGGTGGATTGCGGGGTGATTGACTGATGCAGGCGGTAAGCAGAGCCTATAAAGAGACACAGACAAAGCAGACCAGAGATCAGATGTACATGGACGTCACCATCGGTGTTATCAACCAGGCAGCACAGAATAACTCTTCCGTGGATCCGGGCCAGTGTACGGAGTTCTCGAACACCCGGAAGCTGTTGGACAACTACGACCCAGAGTACATGTACGCGACTTACGAACAAGACTTCTGGCGGGCCGATGGCTCCATGTTATTCCTGCCAGAGGACGGCAGCCCCTATTTCAACCAGGGGGCGGTCAGCCGGGAGCTGCTGGGGGCAATCCAGATCGATTACCACGGCGGCCCCTATGATATCCGGGGGCTGACTATAGATTTTTCGGATTACTTCCCGGTTGACTTTGACGTTGTGTCAGACAATAAGACGCTGAATGTCATCGGAAACAGCAGCCGGGTATACATAACCGAGGAGATTTTCGAGGACGCTACGTACATCCGGATCGTCCCTCACGCCATGGTCAACGGCCAGGGGCGGCTCCGGATTTTTAAAATATCCATGGGTGTTGGTATCTACTTTAAGAGCAGACAGATTACCTCGAGCAGTAAAAAGGAGTATCTGTCGCAGATTTCGGAGGAGCTGCCGACCATAGACCTATCCCTGACCGTGGAAAACAAGGGCCGGAAGTTTGACACCGAGAACCGCGACAGCGCCCTATATTATCTGGAGATCGGCCAGGAGGTCGAGATCAAGTACGGCGTGACACTGGCGGACGGCTCCATCGAGTGGCTGGACGGAGCGAAGCTATACCTGGACACGTGGAAGGCCGACGACGACCGCATGAGCTTCGGGGCGCGTGATGCAGTCGCAAACCTCAACGGGACGTATTACCGGGGGAGGCATGGCACCACAACGTTGTATGATCTGGCCGTCGATGTGCTGGCAGATGCAGACGTGGATCCTCGGAATTACGTACTGGACGATTATCTGCGGCAGGTGCTGGTTGTCAACCCGATGCCCGCAGTCACCCATGCAGAAGCGTTACAGATCATAGCCAACGCAGGCCGCTGCATCTTATACCAGGACCGACAGGGTATGATCCGGATTAAGGCAGCATTCGCCACGGTGATCTCTCCGGAGCGCATGACGGTGACGTCGGACGATGCCATGGAGTACTCGCACCTTAAAGAGGTTGTGCTGCCGAGCGTTAAGTACGATTATGCCAGGTATACACAGGATTACTGGGTGGCAGATGGCAGTATGTACTTTCTTCCAGAGGACGGAGGCAACTACTTAAATACCGGTTTTATAAGCAAGCAGGTGGCCGGAGATGATGGGCGATTTACAGATCCTCCAAAGCTGTCAATCCGACTGGAAGCGGCCATGAAGTACTACGGCCTGTCTATGGAGTTTGGCGGCAATCACCCGGTCGAGATGGTGATACACACCTATAAGGCCGGTGCATTGCAGGAAAGCTATACGCAGGGGATAACCGGCAACGAGATGGTAGTGGAACATGAGTTTCCGGAGTTCGATACCATAGTTTTTGAATTTACGCAGGCGCACTCCAACAACGATGTAATCGTCAACTATGTTAAGTTTGGGGACGTGAGCGATTATGAACTTAACTATCACAACATGCGGAAACCGCCTACAGGTATCCAGGTCGATAGGTATAAGGATCTCCGGGTGCAGATGACCAACTACTATGAGGGCACTGATCGTAAGGAGCTGTTTAAGGACGTGGTGCAGGGCGGCGGCCGTTATGTGGCTACGATGCTTAATGCAAGCCACGGGTATGCAGTTAATATTGGATCTATTGTGGAGTCTACGGCCTATAAGGTGATCGTGGATCTAAGCAGTGTTACCGGCTCTGTGGAGTTGATAATCACCGGCTGCGAATACCTCCAGACACCGTCTGACTATGTGCTGAGACTTAACCCGTCTGGACAGAGTAAGACCTGGACTAATCCTCTAATCAACGATGCGGCTCATGCGCAGCTGGTAGCGGAGTGGACTGGAAATTACCTGAACAACAATATCAACTATGAGATCAGCTACCGTGGGGATTTCCGGCTGGATCCTGGGGATATCGTATTCCTCCAGAACCAATATGTGGATAAGCTCCAAATCAACATCGGGGAGCATACGATCAATTACGACGGCGGAGCCGTATCCGGTACCGTGAAAGCAAGGAGGGCTGTTAATGGCGTGGGTAACACCTAAAACTAATTGGGTTAAGACGGACAGGATTAACTATGTGGATTACAACCGGATCAAAAACAACTTGGCGTATCTGCGGGATCTGGCGGCGCAGTTGTATCGGGAGTTTGACATCACAGTGGATCCGGACAAAGACAATTATAGTCTCTGGCCTTATCCGTCCGAGATCAACCGCTTGGAGGAGAATCTGGAGACAATCCGGAATCATACGTATCAGTTCCGGACGGGGCAGAAGCGGACCTATTACGGCAACGTCCCCACTATCGACTGGCAGGAGCTCAACCGCCTGGAATCAGCCACGCTGCTGATCCACGATAACTTACAGGGCCAGGCAGAGGGCAAGCGGCGGTTATCATTTAGATTAGGAGGTTTAAGAGGACTATGAAGACAGACTGGAAAGATGATATCTTCACCCGCCGGAAGCTCCGCATGGTAGACAACGGAGACGGCACGGTTACACCGGAGGACGCAACGGATTATACCCAGCGAGGAGACAGTTTCGGGGCGAAGGAACTCAATACGATTGGCGAGGAAGTAAATGAGATAAAAAAATCTGTCAGTGATGGAAAAGCCCTTGTTGCCGCAGCCATCACTGCGAAGAGAGTAGCAACAGCGGCGACAGCGACATTTAAGGAGATGGCAGCAAATATCGGACGCATTGTATTGGGATCCGGGAATGCACAGCCGGCGGATGTCCGGAAGGGAAAAACCTTTACGAACGATGAGGGAATAGAAAAAGCCGGGACTATGCCGGAGTACATATCCGGAACAAAAGGTATATCATGCGGATTAAACGACAGTGGCCTGTATTATTACATGGGCGCCGGTTACTGGATTCAAGACGGATCTGGAAAGTCGTGGGTCTATATGAGCCGCGACGAGGTGGCTGCCACAATCGGACTTAACCCGGATTGTATGCTGGACAGTATTAACGTGCTGGGAAAGCAGGGCAAGATCCAGTCCATGGCGGGAGTGACGATTACACCGCAAACCTATGCTCAGACAGTGCAGTCGGCGTGGAAACGCATGACAGGCAACGTGGAAATAGCAGCTGCATCACTTCCGCCGGCGAATGTGATTAAGAAGGGGTACCGGTATTGGATAGGCAGTAACTACGTTGACGGAACTTTTGAGGGGTATGTACCAATGCCGACGGATTTGTATGTAAGAGGTAATAACATAGTCGGATTCTCGAAATACGAGGGGTACGATCTCCCGAACTTTGATAGCGGACAACTTACATTCGTTACTAACTATGGTGGAATGCAAGCGCCGTTTGACTTCACCAGGTACACAAGAGTTAATTTTGAAATACACAAAACAGCTAAACAGGCCAACTCTTATATTTCGATTAGAGACCTCAACAATAAAGTCGTATATGCCAAAGTCGTACTGGACAATACATTAAATGTAACACAAACCGTATCGATCGCCCTTAATACATTGGCTATCAACTCGTTCTTCGGCTTTGAATTTGCGAGTTGGCGTGGCGCTGTATATCGCATTTGGGCGTCATAACTGACAAGAAAGGAAGAAAACTTATGAAATCATTAATCATCTACGACGCCACCGGCACAATCTGGTCGGTAATCCACGGTCAGGATACAGTCCCCGCCGGAGTCCTCGGTCTGGTCGTCACGATCCCAGACGGCGCGGCAGTTACCAGCATGGACGTCAGCAATCCTGCCAGTCCACAGCCGGTCTATCAGTACGACAGCAATGGTATCGATCTGCACGAGGAGGTCAAGACAATCAAGGCCATGATCGACGACATGTCCCTTATCCTGGCTGATGTGATTGGAGGTGTGTACTATGCTTAGTACAGCGGCGAAAAATATAATTATCTATGCGCTTAAGATCAGGCGCGGGCAGGGGGAAGATGTGGAAGAGATCCTGAAGGGATACCGCAACCTGACCGATGCCGAGAAATACGAGGTCTTACGGGCAGTGACAGAGGAGGGATAAGATGGACGGTACAATCCAAAACTATACGCTTGACATGGCGGCCGATACGAAAAAGGATCCGTTGGAGATCAAGCAGTACGACACGAACAGCCGATGGGCGCGTATATCTCTGGTAGCATTCAAGAGTCCATGGATTATCCCGTTTGGATGTCAGATACACATCAGCGTCCGGAAGACCGACGGGACTTTAGCCAATGCCACGTGTACGCGGGAAACTGAAAGTACAGTTCTTGCCCCAATAACAGACCAGATGGCTGCCGTAGCGGGAACCCATTTGGGGGAACTGTATTTTCTTGGCAATGATGGAGACATTAGATCCCAGACTTTTCCCGTAGTAGTACGAGATGCCGTCACAGACTTAGACCGATTGGCCTCCTCAGACGATTTCCAGGTTCTTAAGGACGCGCTCAGAGAAGTCAAAACCTCCACGGAAGCCGCAGACATTGCCGCCCAGTACGCTACGGAGCAGGGCAACTCTGCCAGAGATGCGGCCCAGCGTGCAAATGATGCAGCGGACAGCATACAGGTAGCGGTCGATGCGGCGGCGGCAGCCAAAGTTAGCGAGACCAACGCTAAGACATCGGAGATAGCTGCGGCGCAGACTCAGCAGGAGGTCACGGATTACGTCGAGGCGCAGAAGGCCGCCTTTGCCGGTTACTCAAAACGGGAGTCTGACAGCAAGTACGCCAACGCCCTGACAGAGACCGCGACAGGTGAGGGCGGCGTAACCGTAGAGGACGCGTGGACGGCGCCGGTGCTGGGGCTTGATGTGGCAGGTAAGAGTGAGCAGGTGGTGACGACGGGAGCGCAGTTGTTACCGCAGCCTCAATTCAACGATACTAAAAACGGTATCACTGTGAAAACACAGACGGACGGTGGAATTTCCATAACGGGAACCGCAACAGCCGCTATTACATTTACGGTTGCGGAAATCCTGCTTCAGGCGGGGCAGTATACACTGTCGGGATTATCCGGTTTGGTCGTTGGTAAAATGTATTTTCAGCTTGTTGAAATAAGTGCACAGGGTGGTCAATTTGTTGGTGAGCTGGCAAAGGTAGGCCATGTTACTAGCGCGACCGTTACAATTGACCATGATGTATGGGCGCGTGCAGAAATAAAAGTATTATCAGGAGTAACCGCCGATAGTGTTTGTTATCCCATGCTTAACGCCGGAGACACCGCCCTCCCCTGGGAACCCTACACCGGAGCCGCTCCCTCTCCCAGCCCGGACTACCCGCAGGACATTATCAGCGTGGGGACGGTGAGCACGGGGAAGCAGATGTTAAATGCTGACACGATTGTACAGGGCGGAATTAATGCGGATACAGGAGCAACGAATAATGCTTCTAATTTTGTGCGTAGTGATTATATACCAGTTAAGCCCGGAGATTATGTGCTAAGCGGTGATGGACTAAAGTCATATTTAAATTACGTTATGTATTTCAATCAAGAGAAAGTAATACAAAGTAGTTTGTCAATTAAACCAACTAACGGAAAATTTACTGTCACAGAGGGGACTGCATATATCAGAATTAGATTTATTGCCAAAGATGGTGCGGAGGGAACGGTGATACCATCGGAAGTAGTTGCACTTAAACCTATGCTCAACACAGGCGACATAGCCTTACCATGGGAGCCGTACACCGGAGGCAAGCCGAGCCCGTCGGTGGAGTATCCGCAGACGTTGGAGCTGGTGGTGACAGGGGCGCAGATGTTTTACAAATCTCTTGTGACGTTACGGGGGACAGGTGCAGAAGCTGATATCACGGACAAAAGAGCCATTAAGATTACTTACACAAGAGCTAATGGCGGAAAATATGCAGGATTTATTGTGGACGATAAAAGTAATATTGTTGGCAAGACATTAACAATATCGTACGGCAGTATCATACCGAGTAAAAGCGGTTTGACACCCGGTATCCGATTGTATTGGATAGACATTAATGGATCCGTATTATCCTATGTGGTGTATGTAAATAAATCTCCCACTACAATTACAATAGAGGATCCTCAAAATGATATGGCTACAAAATTGGCATTGTTGTTGTATGCCGATATCGGTGACGCGGCCGTCGTAAATGATTATGTAATATATAAGGATATCATGATTAACGCCGGAGACACCCCGCTCCCATGGGAGCCGTACAAAGACCGCCAAACTGCCCCCGTCACTTTGACAGAACCATTACATGGGACCGGAGAGTGCCGGGACAGGATCGCGTGCAAAGATGGGGAATGGGGGATTGAGCGGTATATTGGTGTGGTGGATAACGGGCAATGGAGGAAGCTAAATGTAGCATCAGGAAGCGCCGGACATAGGTTTGTATATGATGCAACAGATATGATCGAAAAATTAAATTGCATGGTTATATGCTCTAAATATACAAGACGTCCAAAGGGTGCTAGCTTTAACGCTATTGGCGATTATGTGGCGACAGATGAAGTGGGAAAAATTTTTATTCGCACGCTTAACCCTGATTTCGAAACGATCGAAGCATTTAGGGAATTTATAGCCGATGCAATCACCCTCTATCCCCTTGCCACCCCTACCTGGGAGCCTTTCCCCTCCGCCACCCAGCAGGCCCTCAACGCCCTGACCACTTACGCAGGCACCACGCACTTAACGATCACAGCAGGCGGCCCGGCTCCCACGGTAACTCTGGATTATGTCCAGGACACCCAAAAGGCCATAGAGCAGCACGACACGGCCAACCGCCAGTACACCGACAACCAGATAGCGGCAATAGTAGCAGCCCTGCCGACAGCGACGCAGGCAGCTATTGTAGATAACCAGACAACCAGATTATTACAGGAGGTATGAGATTATGAGTAACACAGTGATTTACACGTTGATGGAGAGTCTTATCAGCAAAAAGTATTATGCAACCAAAGAGGAGGCCACGGACAAGCTGGGGGTATACTTTGCGTTTGATATGATCGATGCAGAGCAGATGACGGAGCTTGCATTACTGGCCGAGGGCGTGTACGCGCCGCCGGCGGTTGAGCCGGATCCGGAACCCGTAGACCCGGCAACACCAACAGAATAGGAGGACTTATCATGAATAAGAACAAGCCAGACATGAACTACAAGACACCCGTACCCTATGGACCAGCAACCGGTAAAGAAGATTCCGGCCGGCAGCCAGTGATTGCAGACACGCCGTATGAAGGAGATTACAGCCCGGACCATAAGCAGTTTAAGGCCGGCCATGTACCGGGAGGCCCGGGGCATAAAGATTGTGAGCATGAATAACTGACGGGAGGACTAAAGTGTGGAGAATGAGGAGATCGCCGTAAAGCTCACCGCTCTGGAGCACGAGGAGATCGCCGTAAAGCTCACCGCTCTGGAGCACGAGGCAAAGTCGGCCAAACATCGTATTGATGATCTGGAAGTGCAGAATCAGGCAATACAGGACCTTGCGCTGTCTGTGAAGGAGCTGACCATTAATATGGGTAATATGCTGGAGGAGCAGCGAAAGCAGGGGAAGGATATTGACAAGCTGAAGGCCGAACCAGCGGAGCGGTGGAGCGGTATGCAGCGAACAATTTTCAACACCATCGTAGGGGCAATGTCAGGGGCGGTTGCTGTCGGCCTTGTCCTCATGATGGCACAGTACATAAAATAAGAAAAGAGGTATGAAATGATGAAGAAGTACGATCTTAAGGTATGGGCGAAAGCCGCAGGAATCAGGGCAATCAAGACCATGGCGCAGACCGCAGTCGCTACGATTGGCACGGCTGCCGTGTTGGGTGATGTCAACGGTCCGATGGTAATAAGCGCGTCGGTGCTGGCTGGGGTGCTGTCTATCCTTACCAGCGTAGCCGGACTGCCGGAGTTGGATAAGACTGCCTGAGAGGAGGTGGTCCGCATATCTCCCGGCCGGCAGGGTGAGAGCCGGTGATGTTGCGATATCGCAACGGTTGTAATATCACAACTTTTTAGGGCCTGGGAGAGATCCTGGGCCTTTTTCTTTAAGGAGGATTTATGATACCTATTACGAAACAGATCAAACAGATTAATTGCTATGCAAGTCAGAATCACCCAAAGTACATTGTAATCCATGAGACTGACAATTTTAACCGTGGCGCCGGGGCTGCCGCTCATTCCAGGGCGCATAATAATTGCAATCTGGCTACATCGGTTCATTATTACGTTGATGATGTAGCAATCTACCAGACACTCAACCATACAGACGGAGCATGGGCTGTCGGCAAGCAGTACGGCACGCCGCTGGTGGCTGGAGTCAATAACAACAACACGATCAATATCGAGATCTGCGTTAATCCGGACAGCAACTACGACAAAGCGCGGCTTAACTGTGTAGACCTGGTACGGCACCTGATTCAGGAGACGGGGATCCCCGCCGATCGGGTGATCCGGCATTACGATGCAAAGCGTAAATGGTGTCCGCGTAAGATGATGGACAGCCCGGAGTTATGGACGGACTTCTGCCTGAGGATTCGCGGACAGGCGGACGAGGTGAAGAGCTTCGAGGACGGCACCGGGAACTGGCATTTTACGATTAATGGCGAGTTGCAGAAAAACCGCTGGGTGAAATATAAGAATAAGTGGTTCTACGTGGACGATTACGGGAACATGGTTACTGGATACACTGTGATTGGCGGCCTGGCCTATGTGCTTAACCCATCAAAGGCTGATATGGAGACATATGGGGCGCTGATGGTAACGAATAACCTTGCACAGGGCAATCTTGAGGTGCAGTGGGTGGAATAGCAAACAACAGAATAATGATGTGACTGAAGCTCTGGGAGGAATCCTGGGGCTTTTTAAATTGAAAGGAAGGTATATTTTATGAAACTAAGACTTGTTAAACAGGGAGACTTTTTAGGAACGAAGTGCGATTTTTATGTAAATGAAACCGGTGATATCTTTATGAGCAGAACCCAGATAGGATACGCCTTGAAGTATAAAAATCCGAGCAAAGGTATAGAAGACATACATAACAGACACCATGACCGACTTGACACCATGAGCGTAAAAGTTGACCCCCTCAGTTTGCAGGGGTCAAATCCACATTACAGGAATGGCGAAAGAGCCTATATGTATCCCGAAAAAGGAATATACGAAATCTGTAGGTATTCCAGGCAAAAGGTTGCTGGGGATTTTTATGATTGGGTTTATGATGTTATTCAGTCCATCAAAAAGAACGGTTACTACATCGCTTCCGAGAAAGACGAGAAGTGGCTGGGAATCCGTCGTGAGACCAAAGAGGTACGCAAGGCCGAGACGGATCAGATCAAGTTATTCGTGGAGTATGCGAGGGCACAGGGCAGCCAGCACGCAGACAGATATTATGTGTCGCTGACCAAGCTCATAAACCGCAGATTAGGCATAGAGAGCGGCGGGAGGGACAAGGCATACCAGAGGACGCTGATGCACTTAAAATCACTGGAAACGGTGGTGGAGCTGCATCTGGCTACGCTGATGGAGGAGGGGCTGCCGTACAAGGAGATATATCAGGGCGTGAAAAAGTTTATCGAAGCGCTGTAGGAATCTCACGGCAGAAAATTCCGCTGCCAGTTTGAGTGGTAAGAAAAGGGCGGTCCGCTTGGGCCGCCTGAAAACATGATCTGTATGTTATAAAATTTGTAATTGAAGCCATACTACTACTGTGCTTTGATATATAAATTGTAATCAGTATTTTATGCTTTACTGTAAAAGAGGGAAAATAGTTGAAAAGATATGATCCGATGATGGTGGGAAAAAGAATTAGGAGACAACGGATAATAATGGGATTGACCCAGGAAGAAGTGGCTGAGAAGATTGAACGGTCATATAAGTACTATCAAGATATCGAGCGAGGGACATGTGGAATGTCGATTAATACAATACTTAGTATTGCAGAATGTCTTCATATATCTATAGACTATTTAATCTTCGGAAATAATGAGAAAAATTTCCCCACCTTTAATGGTGAAGAAGAGCAACAAGCGCTTATAGATGCTTTGAGCAATTGTAGTATTCATAAGAAAAAATATGCCTTAGAATTAATAAAATTATTTTTGAAGGCTTGTGGTGAACAATAACGGCGGCAGCGCCCCATGGCTCCGCCCTGCCTTCTCGGCATAATATAGGCGGTCTGTTTGGGACTCCTTACTTCTAAGGGGGCTTCACGACCGTCGATTTTTTTAACACACCTCTTGCCAGGAGATCACAGAAATGATATAATAAATTCGCTCGTATTATTTCATATATTTTTCTGGCGTATCAGAAGAGTATTCATGCAAAGCCGCTCAGTATCCCCATACACTGGGCGGTTTTTGTGCGTAATTCATGTATAGGTGACCAGTAGTAGGCTACATCTAAAATGATATATACGCGCTATAATAATTGCGTTTTGCTTTTCTAACTTGCGGCTTAGCTATATTGGCAGGCCGCATTTTTTGTATACATAACTGCATAAATTTAGCAGAGTAGAGTAAAAAAGCGTTGATTTATTGAGAAAAAAGTGATATGATTTTCCCAGCAGCTCTTCTTTGCGGTCGTCTAGGTATATTTCCCCCATATACCCGGGCGACTTTTATATGCGTATCTTACTACGTTACATCAACCGGCATTTGGTATCTGGCGATCGCTGAGTTAAAAACCACATAGCTGATATATCCACATCGATTACCATTTTCGCCATCTCGCGAGTCTCCTGGTATTTTGCATTTTTAGCCATCTGGGCATGGCGCTGGTAGGTCTCAATTATCTCAAAAAATAATTCATCTGTTCGGTTCATCTTTTCTCCTTCTTTCCCTTATGATTATATTTTACCGGTAATTAATATTAACCGACCGGAAACTTAACTTAACGGTAAAACAATTACAAAAAGATAATTTGATATTTCCGGTTCCGCCCAATACTCTTTGATACACGGATTTCCTTAATAATTGACCGCCAGAAGGCCCTCTTTTCCTCATTGTTTAAATTATTATAGATGATCTCAAAATTGCAGTCCAGAACTTGCTTAAGCGGTTTTAGATTTTTTATCGGTTGTTCCATGTCTGGAAGGGCAGCAAGCTGTTCCTCATACTCCGCGCGGTCTTTTTTATATTCTTCCAGATTGATCACTTCATTCAGGTACAAATCCTTCAAACGGTCTAGTTTTCTGCGGATCTTATTCTTTTTTGCGCGATTATCAATTCTCTTGGCTTCCCCTGTCTCAAAATCTACCAGATAGCCGCTTAACTCTTCCCGGATGTGTTCTAATAAATATTCTTCAATCCTCATTTCTCGAATCTCACCGCCGTTGCTGCATTTTTTGTATGCACGGTACTGCAGGCATTCATAAGCAGGATATTTGTAGCGGTAGACTTTTCCGCTGGTCCTGCGGCTCACGACGTTAATGTGGCAGCCGCTCATTTTATGGCCGCACTCGTCACAAATCAGGATTCCTGAGAATATGTAGGGGTATTTTTGGCTGGAGCGTATCGTGCTGTTGTTGTCAAGAACACGTTGAATGTCCTGATACATCTCGTCAGAAATCAGGCGCGGACAGTAATTTTCGTTGCCGCGATAACGGCCGGTGTATTTCTCGTTTCGCAGGATACTGTTTTTAAGGTTCTGGATACTCATATTTATTCCGTGGTTTTCCCGCATGTAGTTTACGGTTTTGGCAAGCCCCTGTTCCCGATGGAAGTACTGAATACTATCCAACATCGCGGGTGCCTCGTCAGAAAAAACTAAATGCTTATTTTGAATCATGTAGCCGCGCGGCACCTTTCCGGTGATAACCTCTCCATGAACTACCTTGTTGCGAAAGACATCGGCAACGCGCAGGCCGCCGTTCTGAGCTTCCAGCTCCGCCCATGTCATAGACTGAGCTACGAAGGCACGGCCGTAAGGGGTGGAAGTGTCAAAGTAGGGTTGGTCAATGGCTGTCCATGCAACATTGTACTTATCCAATATGACCTGAATATTGAGATAATGGCGCAGGCTCCTGAACCAGCGGTCTAATTTTGTGAATATGATGAGATCAACCAGGCCGGCTTTTACATTCCCGATCAGGCGGGTAAAATCATCACGATCCAGCTTCTGGCCGGAGACGCCGTCGTCGATATAAGTGTCCTGGAGGACCATGTTCTGATGATCATCAATATATTTAATTCCGCGTTCCTTCTGATCGCGAATGGAATCGCCGCGTTCAGCCTGTTCGTCTGAGGATACACGGATGTAGAGCGCTACACGCAGAAGGGCGGTCTGGGGCTTTGTCATAATATCATCTCCTTGGTTAAGTGTATTAATTTTGGGTATAAAAAATACGCCCCTTGTCAGGACGCGTTGGAGATGATATAATTTGTTTGCGAGACAGATTATATCTTCCGGTGCGTCCGGCAAGAGAAATCTATGTGAAAGGCTCTGGGAGTTGGTAGCTCCTGGGGCTTTTTGCTTACTTATTATGGGTGATAACGTCAAATGCTGATAATATTTGGTGTGCCAAATTAAAGGCCGTTTGATACTCTTTGCTATTAGTCTTAGTGGGTTTCGTAATTAAAGGAATCATAATACAAGGAGAACCGAAATTATTAACGGTTACTTTTATGTAAAGTGATTCTACTTTTTTCTTCTGTACCCTTTTTCCGGTAATACCTCCAGCAACAGCACCAAAACCGCCAAATATAGCACCGCCGATTAATGCCTGGCCGACACCACCGCTTGTAACAAGGCTATCATCTTCTAAAAGATCATAATTAAGCAAGTCATTAAATTCCAGCCATTCTTTATTTCCGACTTTTTGCTTGTTTCCGCCAATAAGTTTTTCAGCAGCTACAGACATTCCCAATGTACTAACTGCCATAAGTCCTTTAAACATTGATTTTCCGGCGCCATCTTTTTTACCATTAATAGGAACAGCACCGTTTATACGAAACATCTTATGCGGTTCGTCTATTTGAACCGGTCCTACTTGACGAGTGACTTTGATAGCGTTTTTATTGTTTTCAGCGACAGTCTGAACTCCAGTTTGTACTGCAGACCATACCTTGTTTACAACGGATTCATCAGTTTGGGCATCAGATACAATAGGAGTGGCTGTATTTATTTCTTCATTAGACAGCATATCGCTGGTAGGACAGCCACAATTGGGACACGCAGCTGCTTTGTCTGAGAATTCTTTTCCACACTCTGTGCATTTAATAAGTGCCATAATATATTCCTCCCGGTTTTATATATTTAAAAATTATTGTGTAAAACATTATCTTAAAACATAATTTTGCAGTCGTTCAGGAAAATATCGTTCAAGAAATTCGTGATATTCTGCCCATGCAGAGTATTTTTCCTCTGGCTCAGATTCCAGTTCTATTTCATAGCCAAGCTCTTTTTCTGGAAAAAACATCAATTCCAATTGGTGTTCCGGTTCAGATGGTTTGTGCGTAGTATGAGCGATATGTTCATACCATCTTCTGTAATCCGACAAAGCTCTGTTTGATGCCTTATAGGATAATCCGAATAACTCATATATATGTCTGACTGTTCTACAATCATATTTATGAATTAGTATTCTGGGAGCCAGAATATGGCTGGCAAACTCATTGGCCTCATCATCATTTTCTTTTGTATCCCCATTATGACTCAATAAAATGTGGCCCACTTCATGCATTAGCGAAAAACGCTGACGGCGAATGTAAGGGAAAGAATCATTATAGTAGATTTTTCCTCTTAGCTTAAATGCATCATCACTTACTTTATAACATTCGCGCTCTTTTATTTCTGAAAGTTCAGAATACCTATATAGAGGTATCTTTAATTTTTTAATTACATCAATGCAATCAATAGGAAAATTTTTGATATTACAGGTTTCGTAGACATCTAAAATAATACGTGAAACCTCACAATGCTCCAAACAAAATCACTCCTTTAATCATCATCGGATAACAAAGTTCTAATGATGTCCTGTTTTTGTTCGATCGTGAGTTTTTTTCCATTACGGGCAATAAGGCTTTGAATATCTTCATAGGTTGGCTCGTATACGGTTTGTGATGATCCTCTTGCCATCTCGTCAAGTTCTTCAACTGTAATTCCTAATTCTTTACATATCGAAATTACGATATTAACACTTGCACCGCCAACACCTCTCTTTAATATCGAATAGAGTGTACTTTCGGATAAACCACATTTCTCTGCAAATGCCCGTTTACTCATTCCAGTCTCGGAAATTAGTTTTTCTAAAATTCTAGCTTTCTCCATTATCCCACCTCACTTCTATAAACTTATTATACGCGCAATCACGTAAAAAGTAAATAGAAATATGCGCAAAAATGCAAATAAGTTTAAAATAGAAAAAAATATACGCGCAATTGCGCGAAAAAGTTCTTGACAATACACGCGAATGAGCGTATATTACAACTATGGTCAGCGCAATTGCACAAAAGGAGGTGATACAATGTATAAAAACCTTTTAGACACTATGTCTAATAAAAAAATTACATTTACGCAGATTTCAGAACTTCTTCATTGCCAACTAAGAACGGTATCGGAGAAAAGCAGGGGAGTGGTTCAAAGCGAGTTCACTGTTACTGAAGCGTTATTAATTAAGCGGGTCTTTTTCCCAGAGTATGATATTGACTGGTTATTTGAAAAAGAAGAATTAAGCACCTAATACAAACACACGTTCGATAAAACCAATATACCACTATCGAATATAAGTGTCAATGGGAAGATGAGGAAAGGAGCGTGGTCCACATAGGAGCAACATGTAACACCTGCCGATACCGCAATCGCTGCTTGGAGCAGAGCAGGCGGTATCCATGTAAGGTCTATGCGCCTAAAAAGGCGGCAACAAGTACAACCAGTCATACATAGAATCTATCAGAGAGGGGTGGTGAGAAATGAAAGATACTGTAGTTGCGCTTAACAGCGTTAATGTGGAACGGGCGTTTGAGGCTTTGGCCCGGATATTCACGGCGCGGGGAGAATGTACAGTGACTGTTAAGTCTATTAAAAAGAAAGACGAGGTACAGAAAGATGAAACCGCTTAATAGCGGTACTGATGGACAAGCAGGAGGTGATACAGAATGCAGAAGTACATTGACAACCTCGACGACTTCGAGGACGACAGCCGGCCGCCGCTAATCGATTGGGTGGAATGGCTGCTGGTTGGGATCTTTGATCTGGCCGGGGCGGTGGCCTGCGGGTACATAGGGTATCTGCTGTTGGTGAGATTGATTTGAGAGGAGGGAATCAGATGCAGAAGGAAACAATTATGAAACAGTTGGAAAAACAAGCGCGGTATGCGCAGCGCTCCCTGTCGCGCGACCTGCTTTATCAGACATATGGACAAGCTTGTATGGCGCGTCAGCTGGAAGCAATAACGCGGGAGGAGTTTGCACAGATCAACCACATGACTGTCTATTTTATGAATACCCATGCAAGGGAACTGGAAGGAGAAGGTGAAGGATGATGAAGAAACGATTAGAGAAGAAGATGGAGAAGCGGAAGCGTGAACAGATCCACCGGCTGCTAGATCTGGCGCTGGATATCAATGGACTGGAACCAAGAGAACAGAAAGTTACAGGGAATCTTCCAACAGTATTTTTTGACTTTTCTGGTCATGTTGGGCGGATAAGCATTCGGACATATTCTGCTGGCTGGACTCCCGGCAAAGATTCCGATACTGAAATATGGCCGCGCGCATACAAACTCAGTGAGCTTTCTGATGCGGTACGCCGCGTAAATACACTAAAAGCAGAATCCCCAGGAGCTGCAACTCCCAGGGATTCAAGGTAACTACTAATTATTCTACAGCCCCATTGTACCATGGGGAGAAACGGAGTGCAAGATGGTAAAAAAAGAATTAATGAAACGCGCAGAGGCCACGCTGGGAAGAGTCAACCGTTTAAATGACGGAATTGACTTGTGCGAGACGGCTACAAAGATACTTGCAGAGCAGCCGGCGATTACTGTTAGCAGTAATTATGGTAGCATCGCACTGAATGATGAAGAGATCGGATTCAGCCAGGAGACTATGGCTGAGTGCGTGAAATGTATATCTGAAAAAATACTGGTGAGGCGGGATATGATGGCCGAGGCACTGATTGAGGTACTGGAGGCGATTGACGAGGCATTGCCGCCGGAGCCTGTGAACTGTAAACAGCCGGTACCGCAAAGACATTATGGGGCGATCAGCCCAGACGAAGTAGATTGGTAAGGAGGATTACGAGATGAGATTATACGAATTATCAGAGCAGTACGAGATTTTGGAGCAGATGCTTTATGATGGCGAAACGGATGAGCAGACAATCCGAGATACCATGGAAGCTATTTTCGGGGAGTTCGAGGATAAGGCAGAATCCTATGCGATTATTATTACTGGCATGAAAGCTGACATTGAGGCGTTAAAGTCGGAAGAATCCCGCCTGAATGCCCGGAGGACAAGTCTGGAAAACCGCCAGAAGGCTTTGAAGACAACGCTCATGGAGAACATGAAGGCTATAGGAAAGACGAAGATTAAGACACCCCTCTTTACGATCAGCGTGGCAAAGAACGGCGGTCAGGAACCACTGGTCATTGACGGAGCCATTGACGATATCCCGGGCCGCTTCCTGATTCCGCAGCCACCGAAGGTAAACGGAGATGCGGTCCGCGCCTTATTATCCGAGCGCCAGGTAGACTGGGCGCATCTGGAACCGCGTGGGGAGCATCTGGGGATCCGCTGATGGGCGGCGGGGATATGACTCCGTTCCGTATGCAGGTATTGATGGATGTTGCAGCACGGGTTGTAAAACTCATGGTTACAGGCGTGTGGCATCTGTCTTTCGAGGAAATGGATATGGTACTTGCATTGGTACGGCACGGAATAGATGAGAGCAATGAGAGAAACAGGAAAGGGGATTGTGAAGATGTTCTTAAAAACAGGAGAATTGAAGAAGATCATGAAGGCCAGTTTGAAGAAGCACGGCCTGATCGTAGGGAATGTGAATGACCATTATCTGGTTTATTCCGATAACTGGGGGCTGTATATTGAAATACCGTACGCATCGAATAAGTTCAAGGCTGCAATCATGGAGCTGATCGGAGATCTGCCGGAAGCAGGAGAATGCTATCTTTTTAAGATTAATCCAGATGGAGATACGGAACCGGAGACTGTATTCGATTATCCGGATCCGTATGAGCAGTGGAAAGCAGCAAAAGATTTTGCCGTAGTGGCGCCGGTAATGCTGTTTGCCTGGCCTCATGAGTATATCGTATGCCAGAAGCACAGCGATTTGAGATTCGTGGTTGCGGATCGGTCCCTGTCAGACCGGGTGATATCGCGGAGCGAACTGGATACAACCGTGGAGGTGATGCCAACCAGGCCGAGTTTTCTTGCCGGCGTGCTCTATTGGAAGAATGAAACGACAATCTATTGGGTACATACGGAATCACCAGGGAATAAGGCACTGGAAGTGTTGTTTCCACGTCTGAACGGCATCAGCTTTTTTGAGGATGACTGGATTGCGGATAATGCAGGTCAGGAAGATGAGGAACCGGCAGACGGGAGAGAGGAAGCAGCGGAAGATTCGCTGCCATATTAAGGAGGAAGCCATGGCAGTGCCAGTATTAATTATAGGCCGGAGCGGGGCCGGTAAAAGTGCAAGTATGAGAAATTGCGTGGGTAAGGATTTTGCCCTAATCAATGTCCTGAAAAAGCCGCTCCCATTTAAGGGGAAGATCCCGGCAGTCCAATCCGATGACTACAATAAGATTATGACAGCGCTTAAAGGCTGTCAGCAGAAATCAGTGGTAATTGACGATGCCGGATATCTTATTACGAATCAGTTCATGCGGGGCCACAGTAACGCTGGAAAAGGGAATGGCGTATTCTCCCTTTACAATGATCTGGGAGACCGGTTCTGGAGTCTGATTCAGTTCGTGGTAACTATGCGGGAAGACCAGATCGTGTACTTTATGATGCACGAAGATAAGGACGACAGCGGCGATGTTAAACCGAAGACCATCGGGAAACTGCTGGATGAGAAAGTATGTGTGGAAGGAATGTTTACGATTGTGCTGCGGTGTGTGTTAGATGGCGAGGATCACCGGTTTATTACCCAGTCGGCAAATGGCGCGGTCAGTAAGTCTCCAATGGGGATGTTCCAGGCGCTTGAGATTGATAACGATCTTTTAATGGTAGACAACACAATCAGAGAATATTACGGGATTCAGAACCCGAAGAACTTAGAGGAGGATAAGAAAAATGATTAAGAAACCACAGGGATATGATGAGGCGGCAGCTTATACGGGCGAATTTCAGGCCCTTCCAAAAGGAAAATATGTTTGTAAAATTCGTCAGGTTGCCGAAGTGACGGATACAGATAAGAGCGGGCATGAGTGGAGAAAGTTTGTAATTCTGTACGATATTGCGGAAGGAGAGTATGCAGACTTTTATGATAAGCAGTTTAAAGCAGAAAAAGAAACGAATCCAAAAGCCAAATGGAGAGGCGTCTTTAAACAGAACATGGATGATAAGGGAACGCCATGGCTTAAGGGTGTTGTTACTGCCATTGAGAGGTCTAACAATTTCACTTTCCAGTGGGACAAGGAAGACAATGAGAAAACGCTTGTCAATAAAAAATTCGGTGGTATTTTCCGCCGCCGTCAGTACGAAAAGGATAATGGAGAGCGCGCAATGACAACGGAGCTGTGGCGGATCCGCAGCGTGGCAGGCCTGGCAGAAGCGGAAGTGCCGGAAGATGAACTGCTTCCAGTAACAGGACCGGGAGGCGGCAGGCCAAATCCGGCAGATGCCGCGGCACCCCCTTCTTTTACAGACAGTGACGGTTTTATGAATATCCCAGAAGGAACCGGAGATGAAGGGATCCCTTTCATGTAAGGCCAGAAGTTCCGTTATTAATCCCAGGGTATCGTTCAGGACTCATCCGGAGAGGGTTTCCGGATCCGGATGAGTTTGATATGCGTCTGATTGATAATTCCGACATAGGAAGCCTGCAGGGCGGAATCCATTGTGCTGATGATATAGGACAGAGCGGCTGGATGTTTGCAATGGAGGGACTTCTCGGTCATACGAGGTTTGAAGATTAATGATAATGAAAGGTTATAATCCGGATCTGTTCCGGAAGGTAAAGGAAGCGGTCTCCATGCAGCAGGTGGCGGAGTATTATGGCCTGCAGCTTAATCGGAAGGGGCTGTGTCAGTGCCCCTTCCATCAGGATAAGAATCCGAGCCTTAAAATATATCCGGACGGAAAGGGATTTTACTGCTTTACGTGTGGAACTGGTGGTGACCAAATCAAGTTTGTAGCGTTGTACCATGATACGAGTAACTATGAAGCCGCAAAAGAACTGGCTGCCGCTTTTGATATTCCCCTGGCTGAGCCGATGACATACAGGGAGAAGCGGGAAGCGGAGCTGGTGCGCCGGCACAGAGCGGCGGTTGCTGCATTTAAAAAGCGGTCAACATTATACGTCAAAATGTACTGGATCCTGCTGTGTGAGGCAATCCATGAGAGAAATGAGCATTTTACGGAAGCGCTGCAGAACATCACGTATATTGAATATTTGTTAGAAAATATAGAAGAATGTCCGGAAGAGGTCTACGAAGACAAGAAGGCGGTGAGAAGGATTGGGGACATCGAAAGACGAATTACTGACTGGTATATCCGCATTAAAGCCGACGGAACCATTTCCAGATGAGATTTTTTATGAAATTTTTGAGATAGAGGACAATATCGAGCGGACCCAATATATAGAATCCCTTCGTAACACCGCGCGGCAGCTTAAAAGGGTAACGGAATTTAACAATCTTTATAAGTCATTTGTGCTTGATTATGCACAGCGTCAGAAGCAGACCGGGAATAAAACAAAATTCACCGATCAACCACTGGAATTAGTATGCGGCGAGTGGACTGCGAATGATTTCGGAGTGAGGACGATCCGATATGACAAGAATGCCATGCCGGTGCCATATCAGGCGTGTAGTCATCCGATCCTGCCTGTAGAGATCCTGAAGAACGTAGATACGGCGGAGGAGCGGATCACGCTGGCGTATTTTAAATCAGCTGCCTGGCAGACCATTACCGTAGACCGGAGCGTCTGTGCAAATACAAATAAGATCGTAGATGCGCTGAGCCAGTTTGGCATTGAGGTTACGTCGGACAATGCAAAAAATATGGTCCGTTACATATCGGACTGCGTGGGGCTGAATCCATTAACACTGAATCCTAAAAAATCCATTAATCGTCTGGGCTGGGTGGGGAATTCCTTTACCCCGTATGCAGATGATATCCGGTATGAGGGGGATATGGATTATGAGGCAATTTTCAGGAATGTAAAAGAGGCTGGCAGTTTTGAGACCTGGCTGAATCTTTGTACCGATCTTCGGAAAAATATCCCTCTTCGTATGATGATGGCGGCCAGTTTCGCCTCTGTGCTTCTGGAGCCGTTGAAAGTCCTGCCTTTTGTTTTGCATGTATGGGGCACGACTGGGACCTGCAAGACCGTGGCTCTTATGGTGTCTATGAGCATCTGGGGCAACCCGAAGATGGGCGGCCTGGTTAAGACCATGAACATGACGCGCAATGCCATTATGCGGAATGCAGCCTTTCTGTGCAGTATCCCATTCGCCGGTGATGAGCTGCAGACGATCAAAGACAAGTGGCAGGGAAACTTTGACCAGCTGATCTACCAGATAACAGAAGGAGTGGACCGGGGACGGGCGCGGGCCTATGGCGGAGTAGAGGAAACCAGGACCTGGAAAAACAGTTTTCTGTTTACCGGAGAGGAGCCGGTTACAAAAGCAAACTCCGGAGGCGGAAGCAAGAACCGCGTTATAGAGATCGCGATTGACGGACCGCTGGTGGAGGACGGGCACTATGTCAGCAGCATTGTTCAGGAAAACTATGGATTTGCCGGCCGGAAACTGGTTGAATACATTCAGGAAGCGGAAGAGGGGGCACTTACAGAGAGATACCGGGAGCTGTTTGAACAACTATGCCATCTGGATACGACTGACAAGCAGGCGATGGCAATGGCCTGTATTCTACTGGCTGATGAACTGGCGGCAGAGTTGTTCTTCCCAAAGGAGCAGCCATTGGGGATCCGGCAGGTAAGCCAATACCTGCAGAGCGCACTGGAAGTTGATGTCGCTGAACGCGCTTACCAGTCCGTGCTTAACTGGGCAGCAAAGAATCCGGTGAGATTTGAGGATCCTAAAGCAGACAATTCCCCTAATAAAGGGGAGGTATGGGGGAAGATTGATGGAGAAATTCTGATTTTAAACCGGGATGTGCTGCTTGGTTATCTGGAACAGAATGGATTTGATTATACCGCGGTCAGCAGGAAGTGGAATGATAAAGGGTATTTGAAAAAGACGCCTCAAAGTAAGTTTATACACAATACAAAAGTTTATGGAATTAAGTCCAGTTATATCAAACTTATCCTGCCGCAGGACGATGATAATACAGATCGAGATGGATTTATAGTGTCTGATGGACAAGAAACACTGCCGTTTGATTAGTGGAGAGGGGTCCAACCATAAAATTTTAGGTTGGACCATAGGTTGGACCATGAAACCCGCATAAAATAAGGCTTTTTAATATAGAGTCCAACCAGTCCAACTAGTCCAACCAGTTTTATATATCTCGTGACGCGAGAAAAAAGTTTGTAGAAAATTTAACACATATAGTTTGCTCTAAAAATATATAGATATGCAACCGGATTTTAGGTTGGACGGTTGGACCATACGTAAAATCAAGGGGTTGCGGATACTTATCGGAACAAAACCTGGTTGGACGGACCAGAAAAATGGTTGGACTGGGGAGAATAAGGAGGATAATTTTGATCAAAAAATTGGAAATGCTGGGCTTCCTTCTGGAAGATGCCGACAATGAGGCGAAGAAGATAAACGAATTCAAAGATGCGCTGGAATCCGGAGATGAAAAGCGATTATGGAACGCGGAGAGGCCGAACCGCCAGAGGATAAAAGACGATTTAAAGATGATGCGCCGGCTGTCCATTGAGGTAGAGAAGGAGGCAGAAAAGCTATGGTAAGTAATAAAACGGCAGGCTCCAGGTTCGAAAAGGAGTTTGCGGGGATCCTGGCGGATCACTGGTTCTGGGTTCATCTCTTCCAGGATAACAAAAATGGCCAGCCCTGTGATGTAATTGCGGTGAAGAATGGCCGGGCCTATCTAATCGACTGTAAGGACTGCCAGTCAGAGATATTTCCTCTCAGCCGGATCGAGGAAAACCAGATCAATGCAATGATCCTGTTCAGCATGATGGGGAATGTCCCCGGAATGTTCGCAATCCGGTTCCCTGATCGCCAGATATATCTCCTGCAGTACACGAAGCTGCGGGAACTGCAGGAAGCTGGTTTTAAACGGATCAATGAAACAGTATGCAGAACCCAGGGAATGCCCCTGGAGCAATGGCTGGAATGGAGTGACAGAGATGCAGGTGATAATCGGGAGTGAGATCAGGATTAAGGACGCCCCAAAGATCTTGCAGAACTGGTGTGGTGAGAATCTGGTGATCCCGAATCCAGAGTATGCGAACCGGGCCCGCCGGGGATTATGGACAGGTAACACGCCGCAGCATCTATGGCTGTATTGGGTTGATGGCAGCGATCTGGTGTTACCGGTTGGAGTCGGAAAAGAGATAAGGGCACTGCTCCCTGCTGAGTGTGAATACATCACCGATCTGGCTGACAATGGAGAGCTGCAGTATGCCGGGAATATTTCACTGTATGATTACCAGACGCCGGCAGTGGAGGCAATGTGGAAAGCAAGCTGCGGAATCCTGCAGAGCCCGTGTGGCTCCGGTAAGACACAGATGGGAATTGCTCTGGCGGCTTCCCTTGGGCGGAAGACGCTCTGGATTACACACACTCAGGATCTGTTGAAACAATCTTATGACCGGGCGGCCCAGTACTTCCTCCGGGAGACTCTGGGGACCATTACGGCTGGTAAGGTCAGTATAGGAAGCCATATAACCTTTGCCACAGTACAGACGCTTTGTAAGCTGGATCTGGCTCAGTACAGGTACATGTGGGACGTTATAATCGTAGATGAGTGCCATCGGCTGGCCGGAACACCGACGCAGATGACAATGTTCTATAAGGTCATGAACAGCCTGGCGGCGCGGCATAAGTATGGACTGTCAGCTACGGTACATCGGTCTGACGGCCTGATCCGCAGTACCTTCGCAGTATTAGGACCGGTAATCTACCGGGTGCCGGACGAGGCGGTAGCAGACAAGACCATGCAGGTTAGGATCCTGAAGAGAGATACTGACATCGTTACTGCGCGGGAATGCCTGGACACGGATGGGACGCTGGAGTACAGCAGGCTGATGCAGTATCTGACTGGAAAACGGGACCGAAGCCAGCTGATCGTGGAGGATCTGGTACATAACCAGAAACACTATAACCTGATATTGTCGGACCGGTTGGAGCATCTCAGGACATTGATGCAGATGCTGCCGGAGGAATGCCGGGAAACAGCAGTAATGATTGATGGCAGCATGACGAGTAAAAAGGACCGGTGCGCCAGGGAACGGGCGATCGAGGATATGCGGTCAGGGAAGAAGCATTACCTGTTTGCCAGTTACAGTCTGGCGAAGGAAGGACTTGATATCCCGCGTCTGGACCGGCTGTACATGACAACACCGAAGAAAGACTATGCAGTGGTAACACAGAGTGTCGGCCGGATTGCGAGGGTGGCAGACGGGAAGAAAGATGCAGTCTGTTATGACTATGTTGACGATATCCAGTTCTGCGAGAACCAGTGGAAGCGGCGCCGGGCACATTACAGAAAGGCAGGGTGCAGATTATGAGCAAGCGGGATGAAGAACGCGCGGCGATGGTAAAAGGCGTCTTCTGCGAAGCATATAAGTTTTACTTAAAATACCATAGCCGGCCAATGGAGCCGGGAATGTGGCAGGAGGCTACAGATGATTTCGCTGCGATCATGAAGAGGTGTGGTGCCACTTCTATATGTGGACGGATTATGCTTGCAACGTTTTCGCAGCTGGAAGAAGAGAAAAGATAGGGGAAAAAGATTATGGCAGTTAAGAATACACTGACAGATTTGAATAATCACCTGTTTGCCGAGATGGAACGGCTGGGAGATGAGGAATTAAAAGGTGAAGAACTGGACAAGGAAATAGAACGGGCGAAGGCGATCACCTGTGTTGCATCGCAGATCATAGCAAACGGGTCCCTGGCATTAAGGGCAGAACAGTTTAAGAGCGATGTGATTTCAGCAAAGGAAGCACAGGTTCCAGCTTTTTTGGAGGCGAGAAGTGATTGAGAAGAGAATACAAGGACGACGAGATCGCCTTCCTGAAGGAGATTTCGCCTGGAAAGACATATGCAGCAATAGCAGATGCGTTTAATGCCAGGTTCAGGGATAGAGATTATGTAATGCCCCGTCAGGTGAAGGATGCTATGAAATATCGGAAGATTCCATATAGTGGGAATTCAGAAACTGTAGCCCGCCATGTGCCTGTTGGTTCGGTGGAGGTATTACTGTACGGAACAAATAAAAATGGAGAACGGTATAAATATGAAATGGTGAAAGTAGCAGAGCCAAATGTCTGGAAAAGGAAAAGCCTGTTGGAATGGGAGAAACATCACGGTCCGCTTCCGGAAGGGAAAATGATTATATTTCTGGATGGCAACACGCTAAACTCAGATATTGAAAATCTTTATGCAGTCAGTACGAGAGTACATTTCCGGCTCAATAAATATAGAGTTATGAAACCGAATCGGGAATATATGCTGGCTGCCATTAAGATAGCCGAGATTGAGGATTCTATAAATCAGCTTAAGAAGAAAAGGAAAAATAGATAAAAATAAGCAGAGTGTTATATTGTCTAATTTAAAGTTTTCGGAAGGAGACAGCAATGACGGTAAGGGAATTAATCGAACTGCTGAAAAAAGCGCCGCCAGACGATATTGTCCTGGCAGATATAGGGCAGGAAGAAAGTGCAGATATATCGGGGATGTTGACAGCATCTGATGTGTTAATAGGGAACGGGACAATCCGGGGGATAACATACCTGAAAATAGAACCATACGAAACTTAGGATTTAGGAGAGCAGATATGGATAACATATTCCAAAGTGATATAGTTAAAAACGCAAACGAAGAATTAAAAGCAATAAGTGATAGTTTGTCCGTTCATAGCGTGGGCGGTTCAGAAGGAAAAATATATAGCCTATCAACATCAATACCGCTAAAGGGTAACAAAGATATTATTCATTCTTTAGAGAAGCTTGGTTGGGAAAAGACTAGAAGATTCAAAGTTAAGACGGACGGGAACTGGACTAGGAATCAATACGATGGATATGAAATGCATCAAGGTATGGCAAAGTATTTTAGGCAACTAAACTGATATTTCCCGAACGAAAGGAGGCGGTTTATTGAGCCTTAAGGAAGAGATGGCGAAGCACAGGAAATATGAGGACCTATTAAAAGATCAGTCACCTGAAAGAACGTGGTCCATGGACAAGCCAGCCTACTGCTACACACCGGCGTGTCCGGATCCAAAGTTACGGGCGCCGATCTGGAGGAGGAACAAACATGGCATTTAGCAAAACATATGCAGTATATGATCGCGGTGTCCTGCTGGGTCAGTACTATGCTGATGAGGTATCGGAACTTATCGGGATTCCACTGAGAAGAGTTTCGGCCTATGCGGCCAGCGGGGCCAGATTCTTAAGGCGGTATACGATTGAGGCAGTGGACGATACTGAGCCAGGGTGGGCCGAGGAGTGGGATCGGGTAAGGCTTGAGAAACTGGCATGGTTAAGAGGAGGTGGAGCCAGTGGAGCAAAACAGTCCGGCTAAAGAACTGGAGAATTTTTTGAATTTCATAGACCAATGTGTCCAGGAATACAAGGCAGCTTATGAAAATGTGAACGAAGAGGACCGGCGTCTGCAAGATCTGGTTCATGCAATGGAATTTGCAGCGGATAAGTCTGAGCGGAACCGGGTAGCGACGAAGCTTCAGCAGAGTCGGAAATACCGCAGGCAGAACAAAGATATTGTCAAGCGAAATGAGCGGATTGTAAAGTTCTTTGAGGAGCAGAAGAACCGGGACACGCTGAATCGGATGCGGCAGCTTCTGGGCCAGCAGAGGAAGGAAGAAGAGTACCTGGATGGGGAACGTGCGTACAAGCCGCGGGTAGGGAAGGGGTGAGGCCGTTGGACAAAGAGGTACTGGAACAATACTCAGACAGACTTGCGAGGGTAAGACTGATACAGGAGCACCGGGAAAAGAAACAGAGGCGCCTGAACAAGCTAAATGAGAAGGGATATACCGTAGCTGATTCGGTAGCTTGCGGCAGAAAAGGGAGAAAGCCTTTACAGACGGTAAAAATATTCGGAACTCCTTACTCGGAAATCAGTAAAGTAAAAGCAGAGCTGAAAAAGCAGGATTTTATTCTGGCACGAGAGGAGCAGGCACTTTTAGAAGACACAACGAGGGTGGAGGAGTACATATCTGGGATTGCTGATGCTGAGATCAGAAACCTATTGACATTGTATTACGTGGAAGATCTGAACTGGGTACAGGTTGCACACAGAATGAATTATCTGTACCCAAAGAGAAAAGGGAGTTATACGGCGGATAGTTGCAGATGTAAACATGACAGATTTTTAGAAAAAGTTTAAAACGACGGTTCCGACGGTTTTTCTGTGATACACTTTAAACTGGAAGATCTGAAAAACGGATTTCCTCCCCCAATTGACGGCCGCCGGCTTTTACCGGTCGGTGGCTGATTTATCCTTCATAATTCATGTTTTCTCCCTAAGAAGCACCTGTCGAAAGATGGGTGTTTTCTTTTACCCAAAAACAGAAAGGAAGTGAGTCTGAATGACTCAGAAACAGAAAAGATTCATAGAAGAGTACCTGATCGACTTAAATGCCACTCAGGCCGCTATCCGTGCCGGGTACAGTCCTGATACGGCACAGCAAACTGGAAGTGAAAACCTGTCAAAACCTGTTATTCGTGCACAAATAGACCGCGCGATGGCCGAACGCTCCAAGCGCACTGGCGTCAATGCTGAACGGGTGGTTCAGGAACTGGCGAAGATTGCCTTCGTGAACGCTGCAGAGGTGATCGACCCAAAGACCGCAACGGTTAAGGAGGATGCTCTTCCGGAGGATACAGCGGCGATCCAGTCGGTGAAGGTTAAGACCTTCGGTGAGGACGGCCTGGAGCGTGAGATTAAAATGGCCGATAAGCTTAAAGCCTTGGAGCTCTTGGGGAAGCACCTGGGAATGTTCAAGGATAGGATTGAATTATCCGGCGGCCTCGATACTGAAAAGAGTAAGCTGGACGACCTGATCGGACAGATGAGAGGTGGTGATGCTACCTCATGAGTTCTGAACGATTACTTTTGTCAGAGAAGTATAAAGCGTTTCTTAGGTGTGATGCACCCGTCGAATTTCTTGAGGGTACTTAACCACCTATGCAGGTAAGACAACAGTCGGTCTATTTAAGTTCATGCTCAAGGTGGCTGAGAGTCCGAAGAAGCTGCACATCATCGCGGCCAAAGACACCGGCACCGCCGAGAAGAACATCATCAACAAGGATCTGGGAATTATAGACGATTTCGGGATCCTGGCCGAGTACAACGGCAACGGATCCAAAGACGATAAGATCCCGCATATCCTCTTCCACACGTCCGGCGGTGACAAGGTCATTTATGTAATGGGCTACGGTGATAAGACGAAATGGCAGAAGGCCCTCGGCGGCCAGTACGGCTGTCTGTACATCGATGAGATTAACACGGCAGACATTGAGTTTATCCGTGAAGCGTCCATGCGTTGCGATTACATGATGGCGACGCTTAACCCCGATGATCCGGGGCTGGACGTCTACAAGGAGTATATCAACTGCTCCCGGCCGCTGCCCGAATGGGAGGAAGAGACTCCGCAGGAAATTAGAGAGGAATTGAGAGAGGAACCGAAACCCGGCTGGGTGCATTGGTTCTTTTCTTTTGCTCACAACTTAGGTCTGAGTAAGGAGAAACTGGATCAGATCATGACTAACACGCCGAAGGGAACGAAGATCTGGAAGAATAAGATTCAGGGCCTGCGGGGCAGGGCAACCGGGCTGATCTTCCCGAACTTCGAGCGGTCTAAGCATGTGGTCACGGTTGCCTGGGTGAAGGCACAGGTCGCAGCTGGTAAGATTAAATTTAAGAAGTTTTCGGCCGGCCTGGATACGTCCTACTCAAGCAAGTCCCCTGACACCATCGCCATGATCTTCCAGGGGACTACCATGGACCGGCGCGTGATCGTGCTGGATGAGAAGGTATACAGTAATGCGGACCTATCGCAGCCGCTGGCGCCATCGGATACGGTGGGTAAGTTCCTGGACTTCCTGGAGCACAACCGGAAGGCATGGGGGCTTGCCAGGGACGTATTTATCGATTGTGCGGATCAGGCGACAATCATGGAGCTTAAGAAGTGGAAGCGCCTTCATGGTAGCCTGTACACATTTAACGACAGCTATAAGAAAGTTGAGATTCTGGACCGTATTAAGTTTATGCTGGGCTGGATCCAGCAGGGCTGTTACCTGGTTGTAGATACGTGCAGAGAGCACCTGGGAGAACTGGACCGGTACAGTTGGCAGGAAGATAAGGATCTCCCCGAGGACCGTAACGATCATACGATTAATGCATCACAGTATGGCTGGATCCCATATAGAGGACTTATAGGATTTGAGGAGGCAGAGAAATGAGGTGGCTATCAACATTGAATGAGAATATCAAACGAGGGATCCGGAGCTGGCTTGATGTCCAGCCGGCCATGGGGCAGAGCATACAGATTCAGGAAACAATGGACTTTGAACTTAATGCCATCCGAAACCGGATCTGGTACCGCGGGGACAGTAACGAACTGGAACAGATGTACCAGAGCGTCAATGAGTATGCAGATAAATATAAGTTCTGGGCCAGTAAATGTACACCTGGCATGGAGATGCGGAAGATTCATACGGGCCTCCCTGGTCTGATCGTGCGGATCCTCTCCGGGATTGTGTTGGCCGATATGAATGATTTTGAGTTTGAGAGCCCGGCACAGGAACAACTCTGGAAGGAGATAGAGAAAGAAAATAAGTTCAGGAAGGCCCTGGAGCGATCTGTTAAGGAAGTATTGTATATTGGTGATGGCGCCTACAAGGTGACGATCGACACAAACTTAAGCCAGTACCCGATCCTGGAATGGTATCCGGGGGAGCGGATCGAGATCATACAGGAGCGCGGCCGGCTAAAAGAGGTCGTGTTTAAAACACCATATATAGACCATCGTCAGCAGTATGTCCTCTACGAGCATTATGGTTATGGATACATCCGGAATGAGCTCTATAAGGGAGAACGCGAGGTTGACATGAAGACCATCGAAGCCACGCGGAATATATCCGACTGGAAATTTGATGAGATGGTGATCCTGGCAGTGCCGCTCAAGGTGTATGAGAGCACGAAATACGAGGGTCGTGGCGGCTCTATTTTTGACGGCAAACTGGACAGCTTCGATGCATTTGATGAGGCCTGGTCGCAATGGATGGACGCGCTCCGGGCAGGAAGGGCCAGGACATACATTCCAGAGTCATATATTCCACGAAATCCGGAAACCGGGGAGCTGCTGAAGGCGAGTGCATTTGATAACCGGTTCATTGCCGGCGACGACAACATGGGTGAAGGCGGAAAGAACCAGATTCTAACGGAGCAGCCAGATATCCCGCACGAGAGTTACCTTGCCAGCTATGTGACAGCCTTAGACCTTTGCTTGCAGGGGATCATCAGTCCCAGCACCCTCGGTATTGACGTCAAGAAGCTGGACAATGCCGAGGCACAAAGGGAGAAAGAGAAGGCCACCCTGTATACTCGTAATGCCATTGTGGAGGCCTTGCAGGAGGAACTTCCGGAAGTGATATCGTTCTGCATCAATGCTTATCATATCCTGTTGGGGCAACCGATCGAAGAGGTGAAGGTCGAGATACCGTTTGGCGAGTATGCGAATCCGTCATTCGAGAGTCAGGTTGAGACGCTGGCTAAGGCCCGCCCTGGTGCCAGTATTATGAGCATCGAGGCCCAGGTGGAGGAGATGTGGGGAGATAGCAAGGACGAGGCGTGGAAGGCAGAGGAAGTAAAGCGCCTGAAGGCAGAGCAGGGAATCGCAGAAGTTGAGGAACTAGGCATGAATATGGCTGCCGGTGGCTTCATGGTCAACACGGAAGGAGGAAATCCAGATGAAGGTCAAAGTAATGAACCACCTGTACCAGATGAACCAGAAGGAATACCAGGGCTTACTCCAGACGGCAAGTGAGCAGGTCCCTTTCGGAATCTACGCGATTGAGAAACAGGGATATGCGGAGTTGCGCTGCGATAAGTGTACGAGCGTTACCCAGCTTAAAAACCTAACGCGGCAGTTTAAGGCGCAGGGATTCAAAGTATATGCAAACGGGAGGTGATGCTGTTGGCGGATTATGATATCGGCGCCGCCTTCGAGGCGATCGAGGACGAACTGATTGCTTCCATGATCCGGAATATGGACCGTCATCGCGCTTGGGAAGATGACGAGGGAATCCAGTGGAGCATGTGGCAGGCAGAACAGTTAAAAACGCTGGAGAAGTATAAGAAAGCCAATCAGAAGCGCTACGGGAAGCAGTTTAAGGATATCAACGGTCAGATTGGAGAAATCCTTTACAAGGCAAGGCAGACTGGGAATATGCAGCAAGAGATCCAGATCCTGAACGCCATTAAGAATGGATTTACCGGCGCAAATAAAGTCTCCCAGGGTACCGCGGCAGAGTTCTTCCGTCTAAACAACCGGAAACTGGAAGCCCTGATCGAAGCCACCACGAACGATATGGAACGGGCAGAGACAGCAATCCTTAGGAAAGCTAATGATGAGTACCGGAAGGTAATATACAACGCTCAGGTCTATGCCAATACCGGCGCCGGAACTTACGAGAAGGCCGTGGACATGGCTACAAAGGATATGTTGTCCCGTGGTCTTACATGTGTAGAGTATGCAAACGGAGCCCGCCATACTCTGGCTGATTACGCTGACATGGCAATCAGGACGGCCAGCAAGCGGGCGTATTTGCAGGGAGAGGGAGAGAAGCGGCAGGAATGGGGAATTACCACTGTTATTATGGTAAAGCGTGGGAATCCTTGCCCGAAGTGTCTGCCGTTTGTTGGTAAAGTTCTGATTGATGATGTGTGGAGCGGCGGGAAGAAATCCGATGGGTCGTATCCGTTGATGAGCAAGGCCATAGCCGCTGGCTTATACCACCCACGATGTAAGGACAGCCATACAACCTATTTCCCAGGTATCTCCACGGCTGATGACTCATGGACAGAGAAGGAGTTGGAGGACATCGGCCAGGCCAATACGCAGGAGACCAAACAACAGTATGCGAAACGGCAGACCGAGAAGTTTGACAGGCTGTCTGACAACTCGTTGGATGATGAAAATCGGAAACAATATCAGCAGAAGGCGGAGGCGTGGAAAAAACAATGTCCGATATCAATCGGTGGAATTGATTGTGCCGTTACGAAAGAGGATTATGGTCTTCCAGATGGCTGTGGTGGTGTCAAGAGAACTGCAAAGGCTACAATATACGAGACTCCGGATGGAACAAAATTCGTTTTTCCAGAAAAAATGAATTCTGCAAAGCAAATGATGACTCCCGAAAAGGCAATTGAATTATGGCAAAATGTTCCGGAAACAATTCGACAACAGGGGCCAAAGACAATTGAATTTGTGGATTATTATAACCCGCAGGATAGTTATTGGAAGAAGAAGTACAAAAATTTCACACATTCCTATGCAACCGGGGGAGATAAAATTACATTTTATCGGCATGATTATCCCCACAATGATGACTACGTTGTAAGAACATATTGCCATGAGTCCGGCCATTATATAGATAGGCAGATAGCGTCGACTGAAAAACATTTTTCTTCAGAAGTTTTGTGGACAGAGTCTATGAAAAAAGATATAATAGAGTCAGGAAAGAAATCTCCGACACCGTATGGAGAAAATGCACCAGCGGAAGACTTTGCGGAAAGTATAGCAGAATATGTTGCAGATACAGAAGCATTTAAGAAGAGTTTTCCTAACAGAGCATCTCTTTTAAATTTAATTTTGGGAATATAGGAGGTGAACCATGAAATATCAGAAAATCGAAGAGAAAACACCAAGCGGGGGCGATTATTCAGAAATCTACTATTTCGATGATGACAATAATCCAATTGATAAAAAACAGGCGTCAAAATGCGTTATCAGAGAATGTAAAAAAGATGGGGAACTTGTCAATGAAACGTGGGGACGATGTAAATAATATTGCCAGTTTATGGGAAGAGGAGTGATATGGAAGATGGATGATTTTCGTTTGATTTATAAAATCCTTCGCATCCTGCAAAAATCAATGGACTGTGAGGAAATTGATGCTGACATTTTGTCTCCGGAAAGGCTTGAATTGTCGGTACCGAAATGGAGTCGTATAATGGCGATGTTGTTGAAAGAAGGATACATCACAGGGGGAGAGACATGGAATGCTATGGACTGCGGATACCCCAGAGTGTCATTAACAAGACCAGAGATTACTTTAAAAGGTCTTGAGTATCTGGAAGAAAATACCCTGATGAAGAAAGCGGCAAGCCTTGCAAAAGGAATAAAGGATACAATACCGGGTTTATAACCACCAGTCAGTAAATGGCCGGTGGTATTTTATTGCGATATCGCAATAGAATTGATTTAACACGCAGGATTACCCTGGGTGTTATTTTTATGCCCAAACACGAGCAAGGCTTAAAAATCTGCGTGGCCGGCGATACCGATGACAATGAACAGCAATAAGGGTGACACCCTCAAAATGGAAAGGAGTAATTGAAGCATGATGAAAAAGATGAATTTACAATTTTTTGCAGAGCCGGCAGGGGGAGGAGATCCGGGCGCGGGATCAGTACCAGCAGGAGCGGGTCAGCAGACTCCACCAGCCGCTGGCAGTCCACAGGCATCACAGATTGACTATAGTAAGATCCAGCAGATGCTTGATGGAACATTGGCAGCCAAAGAAGATACGGCGCTGAAGGCCTATTTCAAACAGCAGGGCTTGTCTGAGGAAGAGATGAAGCAGGCGATTGCAGGATTCAAACAGCAGAAAGCAGCCCAACAGCCGGATGTGAATGCTCTTCAGACACAGATCACGCAGGCTCAGGCTATAGCCCAGAAGGCAATGCTTGAAAAAGAGGCTACTCTTACAGCGATCAGTCTGGGGCTTGATGCAAAGACAATTCCATATGTCCTTAAGATGGCGGATTTAAGCCAGGTCTCAGGGCAGGACGGAAAGATCAATGATGAGTCGCTGAAAAATGCGATCAATAAGGTGCTGGAAGACGTGCCGGCGCTTAAACCGCAGGCGGCAGGTTCTACCGGTTTTATCCAGGTAGGTGCCTCAGGATCCGGACAGCAAACAAGTAATGACGACGCCTTAAAGAAGGCATTCGGACTTTAAAGAAAGAGAGGAACTAACACATGGCAGTATACGATTATGCAACAACCTTTACGCAGCTTCTCCAGCAGAAGTATGCAAAAGAACTGTGCTCTGATGCACTGACACAGAGCAATCAGAGTGTGAAGTTTATTAACGCCCAGACCATTAAACTCCCGAGAATGACGGTATCCGGGTATAAGGATCATACCAGGACACCGGGATTCAACTCCGGTACCCTCAGTAATGACTGGGAGGCTAAAAAACTGGAGCACGACAGAGATGTGGAATTCTGGATTGATCCCATGGACATCGACGAAACGAATCTTACCTTATCAGTGGCAAATATCCAGAATACCTTTGAAACGGAGCAGGCGATCCCGGAAAAGGATTCTTACCGTTTTTCCAAGCTCCACGCAGAACTTACAGGATATTCCGGCCGGATCAGCAACGATGTGATAGCAGCCGCAAATTTCCTCGAGGCATTTGATGAGGAGATGGCACGCATGGACGAGGCAGGGGTTCCGGAAGAGGGGAGAATGCTGTACGTCACTCCGGCCATGAACAAGATCATTAAGGAGGCAGAGGGGCTTCAGCGGGTTATGACCGTGACGTCTCCTTCCACCATTAACCGGAATGTCCACAGTCTGGATAATGTTTCTATTAAGATGGTACCGGCCGCCAGAATGAAGACAAAGTATGACTTTACAGCCGGCTGTGTGGCGGCGACCGATGCGAAACAGATCAACTGGATCCTGATTCATACATCCTGTGTGGTTTGCCGCGACAGGTACAGCTATATCAAGCTGTTTACTCCGGGAACCGATTCCAGGACCGCAGATGGCTATCTGTACCAGAACCGTAACTTTGGCGATCTGTTCCTGTTGGAGAAAAAGGTAGAAGGCTGTGCCATGAATGTGGCAGCCGGAGCGTAAGGAGGAGCTAAGATGAGAGCGGTTAAAGGAAACAAGGAGTACACGATTGACGAATCACAGCAGAAGTTTTACCAGGACGGCGGTTTTGATATTCTGGGTGATGATGGCGAGACAATTGCATATGGCCGCGGCAAGACGGTTCCATATGAGGAGCACGCAAAAGCCGTAAAGGAGATCGAACGCCTGCAGGGAATAGCAGCTGAGCGGTACGAAGAATTAGAAGCCTTGAAAGAAGAAATTGCAGGACTCAAGGCTGCGAAACAGGAGCAGAAGGCGCCGGGTAAGAAAGCTGGTGAATAGTATGGCATGCGAACCATATGTCACATCAGAATATTACTTTAACGAGTACCACGGTACAGTCCTGAAGGAATGCGCTGAGATCAATCAGCGGCTCCGGCAGGCCAGCCGCCATATTGATTCCCTGACCTATAACCGCATTATAGGCCGGGGATTTTCCAATTTGACGCCTTTTCAGCAGGAAACAATCAGAGAAGCAGTCTGCCAGCAGGCGGATTTTGAGTATGAGAACGCCGACGAGATCAGCACAATTTTATCTGGCTATAGTTTGAATGGAGCGTCGGTTCAATTCGGGCAGAGTTGGAACGTCTATACGGATAAGGGCGTGGCGATGATGCGTGATACATATGCCCTGTTGTCTCAAACTGGCATGTGCTGCCGGTTAGCGAGGTGATTTAATGAGATACCCATGTTTAGTACCTAAAAAGCTCTGCAAGGTAGATATACACGTCCATCTGGAGTCTGAAGACGTGAATAACCACGGAGAGCCGGAGCAGATACTTGATCTGGATCTGAAATGTAACTTTCAGGACCGAGCTAAGACAATCCTGACGGCGGAAAAAAAAC